AAACAGGTCTACAGCAAAATTCTATCGGCAAACGCCGAGGAGAGTGCAGTCAAGCTGGATTGGTCCAAGCCTTGACCGACCTAGACGGTAATCCTGTGAAGGGAAGGACTCCTAGTGGCAGTAAAGCCATTCGGTGGACCCTCACATCTAAGGGCGTCGAATTCGTCCAAGGAGGTATGTCATGCTAGACGTGGGATCAGTTATCACGTTTCGGTTGCCTCCAGCCGACATCCTTTTTGCGGGTCAAGTGATCCGCCTCAAGGAGTTGCCTGACTCCGATTACAAGGTCGAGGTCAGGGGACGATCCGGCAGGACTCTCGTCCTAGATAGCTTCCACGGAAGTGGTGGCATGATTTGGCCCAACTATACTCACGCAGATCTGTACGTCGAGGGGGGCTGGGAAGCTCTCTGCAAGAAGAAGTTAGTTGACACTTACTTTTTCGATGCGGTACAGGCTAGGAAGCAGGATGTTGCCGACAGAAGGAGACGCGAACCTGCAATGGTCGCAGAAGATCAGCGTTACAAAAACGAACCACTACACATCAATGTACCATGTACCAGTTGAATAAAAAAATTAACTACAGCTTTTTTGAGGAAGTAAAAGACCTCTTCGGAGTCTCTTTAGATGATCTGAAAAAGCGATCTAGGACTGAGCCATTGGCTTCAGTCAGGGCCTTGGTAGGTTGCTACATGCACTATGAGTTGCAGTACAGTCGTAACCGTATTGGAGAAATTCTCAACAGGGACAAGACAAACATAAGCCATTACTTCCTCAACCATGAGGATAGGATGGATGCCGACAGGGCATATCGAAAAAGCTACAATGCTTTACTGGAAAAAACAAAGGATCAAAAAAATGTGCTTTAACTACGAAATTAATAGCGATACTGCCTCCCTTGAGGAGGCAATCAAGAACATTGATGATGATTGGATTGATCCGGTTATTGTTTCTAAATGGGATGGAGAACGAGTTACATTTGACTCCGGTCCTAGGGCGGTTTTTCACCCAACTCTGTTCAAGGTCTGTATGTGGGATGCCGCTGATGTCCTAACAGATGAGCCACTAGGCGATGTGGCTGATGAATTGATAAAGGAAACCCTTTATAAAATAATATGAGTACACCACAAGAACTTAACATTGCCCTTTCAGGGCAGATCGACGCTGTTATGCAGCGGTACTTCCCAGATGCTAAAAAGCGTGGGAGCAACTACGAGATGGGCGATCTCGACGGGAACAAGGGCTCCTCCTGTGGAGTGTTCCGAGCCAAGGGAGGAATATATCTGGCAAAGGACTCAGCTACAGGCGAGTGCATACCTATACTATCTTTGATTGCTAGGAAGCACAGCAACTGGAAGGAGGCATTCACCGAGGCTCGACGAATCTGCGGGTTGCATGACCTTAAACCTGTTATAAGTGTTGAACGTCCTAAAGTCTCTCAGGACAGCAGCACTGCACTAGGACCCATGCGTGGCACTGAGGCAATGAAATACCTGTCTCAAGATCGAGGTCTGTCTGAGGCAGTCTTAAAGAAATACGAAATCCGGTCTCATAAGCGGTACAGCGGAGTGAACGAAGATTTCTGGGCAGCTAGGTTTTACGACGCTGAAGACAATTACGTTATGCTCAAAAGCACTGGGGTGCTGCGTCAGGACGGCAAGAAGGACATCTGGAGCACAAAAGCGTGGCATACACTCTGGGGGTGGAAGAACGTCAATGACGACGACAGGAGCATCCTGATTACCGAGGGGGAGATAGATGCTATGTCTTGGGACCAGATGGATGTAGGGATGCCGTGTCTGTCTGTACCGAGCGGTGTATCCAACTTGGGTTGGATTGATAACGACTACGAGGCGTTGTCTCGTTTCGAGAACATCTACATTGCTATGGACAACGATGAGGCTGGTCAGAAAGCCTCAAAAGCGATAGCTAAACGCCTTGGTCTGCAAAGGTGCAGGACTGTGCAGTACCCAGAAGACATCAATGACGCTAACGATTTATTGCGAAAACGTCCTACAGATGCTCCCAATCTAGTACAAGCTGCTGAATCAAATGATCCTCCTACAATACGTACAGCGGCGAGCCTAGGATCAGATGTTGCCGATGAGGTACAGAGATACGAGTCCGAAAAGGCCCACAATCCTTTCATGTGGCCTGAGCTCCCGTTCCGACTGCGTGAGGGCGAGCTGGTCACACTGGGTGGTTACGCAGGACATGGCAAATCTCAGCTAATGTACCAGATGGTCCTTCACGAGATGGTGGCTAATGATCGCAGGGGATGTGTTGCATCGTTTGAGATACCTAGTTCTTCGATGCTGATGCAGATGCTGTGGATGCAGAACGGTAAATGCCCAAATCCTGACAAGATCGAGGACGAGGTGCAGATTCTCGCAGATAAACTTTGGTTTGTGGAATCCGAGGAGGGTACAGATAACACTTGGGAAAGCCTCAAGGACGATTTCCTGTACGCTAATCGCAGATATGGATGCGACATCTTTGTGATAGATGCACTGATGCACCTCACTGCAAAAGACGATTGGAATGGGCAGGAGCGTATAGCCAAGCAAGCAGCTAAGTTTGCTCTAGATAACCGCGTCACGGTAGTTTTAATTGCACATTGTGACGCAAAAAAAGCAACCACGGCTGGTGTACCGGAGAACGAGCATATACTAGGTGGGCAAGGCATAGTTGCTGCGTCTCACAGTATTGCACTAGTCTGGAGGAATAAGGAGAAGGAGAAGAAGCTAGAAGCAGGAGAGCAGGCAGAAGGACCCGATGGGAAGTTCTACGTGTCTAAGCAGCGGAACTCTGGAATACTCGTTTACCGGGATCTTTGGTTCCAGAAAAGTCGCCGAATGTTCCACACCGATATACAAAATCTAGAAAAACTAGAAAAAAATGAAGAAATGTCAGATTGGGACTTGACAGAGGATGATTTTAATGACTTTTAGTACTTATGGATACAATTAAAACATTTGAAAGATTCGGCGATCCTTGGGAGAGCAAGTACGGGACAATGTACCCGTTCGCCGTAACATTGGAGGGCGGAGAGCAGGTCTTCGCTAACGGAACCAGCGAGTCCCCTTGGTGGGCAACAGTCGGTTCCATCGTTGAAGTAACGGTTAAGGGAGAGACCAAAAAGGGGAACAAGAAAGTTTCCTTTGGAAAGCCCGAAGGCGTACAACAGCCTCCACGATCTACACCAGCAACAGCAGCACATACTAAGGGAGCTGCTAGGGATCAAGCCATCTCATTAGCAATGATCTTCAAGATCGCGGCTGAACGAGGCGGTACTCCAACTGAGTCCTTGTCCTTAGCTAGGGATCTGTGGTCAGCATTTACGGAGTTTCAGGGTTCACCTGAAGCTGAAACAATTTCCTCTTCGGAAGAAGAGGCTTTCTAGTCATCATATTATTGTTTGGATACACCATCGAGGGGGTCTAGGGTTTTTATGTTTCCCCTGGGCCCCCTTTTTTTTATGAAAAGATTTGATATATCATCGGATTTCTTGCCAACAACTTACCTAGTTCAGGTAGGTGGATCTTTTGAGTCCTTCAAAAAATGGATTCAAAAGTCTGGAGTTATCGAGGATATAGAGCTAGGAGAGTGCAGGGGGTGTTGTTGGACAATTTCTCCTTGGATATTGGTTTATACTGAGAGCAACGACAAACCCCTTATAGCTCACGAAATTTATCACGCCGTTCACAGCACACAAGAGTACGCAGACTGCAAGGACGAGGAGTTCGGGGCAATGTGTACAGAATTTTTAGCCTCAAAATTGCTATGAGTAAACTATTAGTTATCGGAGACCTACATGAGCCTTTTTGTTTAGACAAATATTTTTCGTTCTGCAAAAGGCTGTACAAGAAAAAGAACTGCAACCGTGTTCTGTTCATCGGGGACATCATTGACTCGCATTACAGTTCGTTTCATGAGCAGGACCCAGATGGAATGTCTGCTGGAGATGAGCTAGACCTGTCTATCAAAAAGGTTGCACGTTGGTACAGAGCGTTTCCGAAAGCTGATGTAGTAATAGGAAACCATGACCGTATTGTATCCCGTAAAGCCTTCAGTGCAGGGGTAAGTAAGCGTTGGATTCGAACTTGTCCAGAAGTTCTAGGTACACCTAATTGGAAGTTCCACCAGAGCATCAAGATAGATGGTGTTAAGTACTGTCACGGTGAGTCCAAGAAGGGCATACAGAGAGCAAAAGCTGACATGGTTAGCAATGTTCAGGGGCATTATCACACCGAGTGCTACGTGCAGTGGGCAGTTGGTGAATCTTTTCGGGTATTCGGTATGCAATCCGGATGCGGTATTGATCACGAAAGCTACGCAATGGCGTACGGCAAGCACGGTCCTAAGCCCGCAATAGCTTGTGGGTTTGTCGAGAACGGAGGCAAAAGCGATCTAGATGAGGTTAGCGTTTACCCTATGGCGTTATGATTTTTAGATCTAATCCACAGCACAAGGTGTGCGTCCTGCCTAAGGACAGCTCTGAGCGTAAAAAATGGCCGATCTACTCTGGGGTACTGTCTCCATTTCCTAACGCAATAGCAGCAGTGGCAAGACAGTCCTACGTTGGGAACGAAAAACACTGCGACCCACTAGAACCTCTGCACTGGGAGCCGAATAAAAGCGATGATCACCATGATTGCCTAATGCGTCACCTGCTAGAAGAGGACTACGCAGCAGTTGCTTGGAGAGCCTTGGCTCTACTAGAAACTAAAATACAAAAAGAGAACTACAATCTGTAGTTTTTTCTTGATCTTTTAAAATCAATCTATCTTTAATAAATTATGTCTAACGAAATAAAAAAAGAAATAACGGATGAAGAGCTAAAAGATCACATGATCAACAACGCCTTCAATAACACTTCGCTCTTGGATATACTTCAAGGGCTTACCCAAGGGGTACTGACCCGGTTCGCAATTGATCTAGCGACCAAGAACATCAATAGAAGCTGGGAGAACCTCACTGACGCAGACAAAGAGGAGCTCAAGAATAACATCTTGAAAAATCTAGAAGCTGAAAATGGACACTAGAACTCTTGATTGGTCCGAGATTGTAAAGTGGTGTAAGTTTTACCTATCCAGTGACCATAACGGTATCGAAAGCGTAGCACCCCTAATCGGTGGAGTTAGGCACAGGGAGTATATGCGTATTGATGACAATACGCTGTACCTTGATTCTGGAACGTATCATCTTCAAAAAGCAAAAATTGATGGAGAACAAATATACGGTTTTAGGATAGAGGGTCTTTCCGATAAGGACTTTGTTCAGATGATGAAATCCGCTTTGCTGGATAAGTACAAGGATGAAACCTTTAAGATGGTAGAGGCTCCCAGCATTTCACTATAATGCACTTCTACAAAAAAAGCAGCACAGGCAAGGTCTCCTTGGTTAATTCTGTGGACAGTATAGCTAAGGCCAAAAAACATGGGGGAGTATCTCCGTCTGTTACTGGCATTCTCTCCATAATGCCCAAGGGCTTGTCGGGGTTCGACATGAACATCTGGAGAGAGAACAAGCTGATTGAGTTCACTAAGAAGTACCCAGACGATCCACCAGCGAAGCTCAAGGAGCGTCTATGGGGTTACAGGATGCGACATCAAATGGCTGGCCGCGCGTCCCATAAACCGGGCTGCGAAATCCTTGAACGCCAATGTGGGGCCATGGA